CGCCTACCGGCTGCCGCCCGGATAAAGTCATTCATACCCTGATGCCCATCCGGGGCATTCCGTGTACCGTTCCCGGCTGTTCCCGCTGGTGGCTTCTTCGTCCCACCGAACAGTTCCGGATACGCCTGGCGCATAGTCTCAAAGTTCACCCGGCCATGCTTATCGAACAAATCCTCTTGCACCGCTGCCAGGTATGCCAGCTTCAAATTCGTCACACCTGCCGCGTGAGCCGCCTCGTAAAACTCCGCCTTACGATCCGCCTCCGCGATCTTATCAGCCACCTGCGTCAACTGTGCTTCCGCCTGGCTGCCCTTCTCGGCTTTACCAGCCAGATCACGGATCTCCCGTTCCAATTTCTTGCGTCCATCTCGCTCACTGTCCAGCGCGCTCTTCAGCCCGCGCACGTGGCCCTCCAGCAAGCCCTTCACCTCAGTCGGTTGCTTCTCCAGCCAGCTCTCATACTCCAACCCCTGCTCAGTAGGAGGGGTAGCAGCCGCACTCCCCGCAGCCCCTGAACCACCCGCTCCCGTCTTCCCTCCGGTTGCTGAGCCTGCTGAAGCACCCTCCCCTGAGCTTGTCGAAGCCGAGCCTCCTGTACCACCACCAGCACCCGTCTCAGGCGCCCACCAAAAACCATCTCGGTACATTCTCATTTGCGCTTCCCTCTACCTTTCTTCTTACCGCCGCATTTCCCATAAACACCTCCAGCGATCAAGGTCACTGGCACACACCAGTGAGAAACCTGGATCACCTCCTTCGTTTCCTCTTCAAGCGCTCGGTATAACGCCTGGCAAACCTTCGCCTTATCCATGCCAGTATCCTCACAACTTGTCTTTCCTGGCCGACCGAATAAACTTGACTGGTTCCAATCCTGCACCCTTTACCTGAGATACCAATCGCTCGGCCCAATCCTGCAAGTCCTCTTTATCACACTCCAGCTGCTCAACATAATCTTTCAATTCCTGGATAATGCCACGCAAGATCTCAACCTCGTTCTTTCTGGCTGACGCGGCAAATGTGATAATGGTTCCAAGCAGGGCCAATCCCGCTATGATGATGGCTACTGTGGCTTCGGTGGACATTATTTACTGATCTTGTCCGCCTGGTGGAAAACTTTGGCGATGAACACTGTGACGAAAATCGTTGACACAACTAGAAAAAACGGGCTGATGGCCGCCAGGACCGCAGCAGGAACATACGTCACAACTGCCAGCGCCCCGCAACCAACAATGACCGCAAATCCAAAAATGGTGTAATCTTTTCGATCTGAATTAAGCGCCTGGAACCACGCCATGCGCTCCAGCAGCCACGACACGGCCAGGATCGACCCACCGCCCCCGACCAACCACTGCAAGAATGCCTTGATGTCCAGGGGCAGAGCCTCCTGACCAGGTGATGCAGCCAAGACAGGCATGGCAAAGAACAACGAAACCAGGACAACAACCAGAGCAAATGCAAACATTCTTTTCATAATAGACCTCTCATTCGCATAAGTTAAAAACGAAAAACCCGCCACTCCTCCTCTCGGAGAAATGCCGGGTGGTAATGCCGACTTGCAACCTATTCAGTTAGCCGCAGTATATCACAAAATCAGGTGGTGAGCGCCGTCTTCAACATGATTAAGTGCTCGCCATTCGCCAATACTTCAAGGTCATCTGGATATTTCTCTAACCATGCCAACTCCTCCCGTTCCACAGCCTCGACTTCGGCTAGAACAGGCTTGACATGCAACATCCGACCGATTAATCGTTCTCGTTCTTGCTGAATATCCATACCTTGATTATACCAGTTGTTTCCCGATTTTTGTTACCAGCCCCTTTGCAGCGCTGGCTTTATACCCCTTATTCACCAGCATCGTCACAGCCAGACCAGAGCGATCAGCCAGCGGTGTATGGATCATTTGTAAATAAAAGTCCTCCTCTCCTAACCCGCTCCATTTCCGCAATCGATCTAACGCGCGGATATACCGATTATAGGCATGTGTACTGACCACTGGTGTTTCCCCAGCCGCTGTCAGAACTCGCGGGCCGAGTAAGCGCTGTAATTTCTCAACGACACCCTCCTCCCATCCCGGATACTGTTTATAATCCTGCCTGGTCAACCCCTCTGAGTGACCATGCAGGAGCTCGTGCATCAGCGTGCTCACATCTGCATCACTGCGCAACGTAATATCACAATTCCAGTCCTTACGACCCAAATATCCCGGTGCCTGAGCCATCCCAATAACGTGCACCTGTCCACTCCAGTGCTGCGTTGTATTCACAATCCCGGCCAGGTGTTGCTCGATTGTCTGGCCGCGTTGCATCCAATTCTGAACCGCTTGACCAATTTGTCCAACCTGTGTTACCTGGCTGCCATGAATATAAGAGTGCCAATCAATTCCCAGACTTTTCAAACTGCGTTCATAACGCATACTCCCCCACCGCCCATCATACTTACGTCCCACCAGATCTTCCAGGTTAAACTTCCCGTCCTTCCAGGCCGCGTACTTCGCCATACCCAGGATCTTCTGCTGCATCTCTGGGCTGAGCCTTTGAAACACATCCACCCCCTGCTCAATCGGCAGTGTGGTTTCCGGTATCCCCTCAAATCCCAGCTCCGCCCACGTCTTTGTCAGCGGAACCGCTGTACATCGCCCACACACGTGATCGTCCAGTCGCTCTTCCAGCCTGTGCACTGTCCCGTGCATGGCCCAGCAAGCCGCACACGTGCGCTCGTTCAACGCGCTATGCCAGATCCACCCCTTCACCACGTCACTGTTAGCCTGGTAATTCCTATGCGCCGCTTCCCGATATGCACGTAGCATCTCCGTCCTGGCGATCCTGAGCGCCCGTGTCAGAGCCATTCCCATCATCTGCTGGATCAAGCGCCCAATCACCTCCGGCCCCAGCCCCAACCCCAACCCACGCACCAGCGCATCCATCACCGCCTGGCCCGCCTCTGGTCCCAACCTCCCCAACAGATCCTTGAGCGGTGATCCATCCTGCAGAAAACCAATCAGGTCTTTGAGCGCCTCGTTCGGCAGCCTGTTCCAGCGTACCTCTACTCCAGGAGGCCCTTTCCCCAACCCCAGCCTGCCCAGCTGCTCCGCGTGATCCTGTGCCGCCTGGACCGCATCCCGTTGCTCCGTCTGGATCTGCCTGTCCGCAAACCTGGCAAAGCGTCCGATCTCATCCTCAACCTGCGCCCGCAGCGCCTGCAAACGCTGCATCTGATACAGCCAGCTCTCTCGCTCAGTATCAGGAGTATTGTAGTAATCCCGCACCATCTTACTGATCTGGCGGTTGATCTCCTGCCAGATCCTGCCATAATACCGTACCAGCTCACTGGCTGCTCGGCGCTCACGCCGCAGCAGGTCCTCTCGATAGCGATCTGCTGCATCGAAAATACCTGCCATTACTTACTGCCCCTTATCAAACTGCCCCAGCAACGTATTCCCCAACTGCGCACCCTCCACCGTGCGATCCTGCTCCAGCTGTGCCAGCGCCGCCTCACTCCACCCCTCCCGCCGCAATACCGTAACGAGTGGCAAACCAGCCTGCGTTTCCAATAACCTGATGCGCGCTTTCGTCTCAGGCTGCACCGTCTCCACCGGCGCCCATACCGGTGTGATGTCTCGTACCTCCGCCGTCTCCCCTCCCAGGCGCAACATAAACGCCCCCGCTGCCTTCCATACTGGCGAGAAATAATCCATCCGGTCCATCACCTTCTTATTCAAAGGCGCCTCCATCGCAATCAGCGCCTCCCCCGATGGATCGCCACCCTGCCGAAAGAAATAATGCGCCGGCGTACGTGTGATCTGCCCGATGTCCCCGGCCAGCTTTTCAATCGCCTTCAGATAATTATCCAGCTCTGTGGCCGTGAATTCCCCTGCCTGCGTACTTTGCCCAATCCCATCACCTGCCGGCAGCGCCCAAATCTCATTCGGCGCATTGCGCAACTTGTTGATGTCCACATTGCTGATCACGTACCGCTGCCGAAACGCACCAAACTCCGCCGCCACCATCATGTCCGACATCAACTTGTTGATCCCGTTCTGAATTGGCACTACATCCACCAGATCGCTCTTGATCCTGCGCTGGCTGGTGCGGAAGTGAAACACCGGGATCTGCCCATAAGGATTTGGCGCGCTGTCAATCTCCATCGGCCTCAGTGCCTGCCACGTGGATATGTTCACTGCCTTGTTCTCAGTCTCGTAGTACTCCAGCCGATCCGGATAATACAGCGTCATTTGATAATGCTCTGCATCATTGACCCACATCTTTGCTGCACAACGCATTACTCGTGGGTTATCACTCAGGTAAAACGCATGGCATAGGCGTGGATCATTGAAATAAGCCTGAATTTGCCCCTCCTCATCCAACCAGGCAATCAAGAACCCCTCCCCAGTGATCAGTGCTGCCTCATGCACCAGATCAGCCTCGAGATTAAGCTGATTGTCTTCCCATAACCGCCCCAACATTGCCTGTGATGTCCCCTTCACCGTCAGCCCGGTCAATGCCAGCCGCTCCTTGACCGAATCCACCACCACCGCACACCAATTTTCCGTAAAGCGCACCTCCACCCCGGCAAACACCTCCTTCAACCGCTCAGTAGCATACACCAAAGGCTGCTTGCCATCATAATAATTGTACAAATCGGCATACCCTGCCCGTTTTGCCGCGATCGCTTCAAACGCCTTCTTCACATCCTCATTCACATCAACCTCCACCTTTTACCTTTTTTTCTTTCCGTGTATTCTGTGTATTCCGTGGTTACCCCTGATAACTGCTCGCCGCCGCTGTTCCCGGGTTCAGCAAATCCCAGAACGCACCGCTGGCTGCATCCATCATGTCATCGTGCGGCAACTCCGGCTGCCCATGCAAGTGATTCAAAAACATCTCATTCCACGCACCACGTAGCAAATAAACATTTCCCACCTCTGCCTGCGCCGCCAGTGGTTTCGCTCGCACCAGCTTATCCCCACTCGATGGAATCCCCTTCGCCTCCATCCCTGCCATCTTCTTAACCAGCCGAAAGCTCTCCCGCTTCCCGCTCGACCCCGGTTCCTGCTCCCAGCGCGCCAGGTAACGCCGCCCCT